GTCATGCAGTTTCTTGCATGGATGTGGTGTATTATTTTTTCTATGAGTCTTGGATCAATTACCGTCTTCGGTGTAAGTGCAGTTGCCCATGCTCTGTTAATTGCAGGCATTGTAGTAACTGTGGGTACATTTGAAACTGCTAAACGCAAACCACAGTATTTTGGTGGATTGGGTCGTGCCAATGGCGGTGAACACGAATAAAATTATATATAGTAATAGAGACGCCGAATAATCGGGTCTCTTTATTAACCTTGCAAGTCATTGGAGGTACATATGACTGGATTAGTTTACCCACGCAGTGGGTTCATCGGTTTCGACCACATTTTCGACCAGCTTGAAAACATTCACAAGCATGCGAAAGATACCTATCCCCCACACAACGTAGTAAAAGACGATGAGTTTAGATTCTGTCTAGAACTAGCAGTGGCAGGATTCAAACAAGATCATATTGACATTGAAGTTAAGGATCATGTCCTTACCATCAAAGGTGACCGTCCTCAGCGTCGGCAACCGGACAAGTATGTTCACAAAGGTATCAGTGCGAGAAACTGGAAAAAGTCGTTTAGACTGTCGGAATATACCGAAGTAATCGGAGCAGATCTGCAGGACGGAATCTTGACTGTCGACTTAGAAGTCGTCCTTCCTAAAGAAAAGCAGCCTCGTAAAATCACAATTGGTCAAAACGAGGAAAACGAAAATGACAACAATAGCAATAAACGTGGGTTTTTCAATAGCCCAAGCAATCGCTGATTTCTTTTCAGGAATCGGTAAATCTATGGTTATGGCACGTGGTGCGCATGCTAACTATGAAGTTGCCCAGCATCTTCAGCATGAGTATCCCAATATGTCACAAGCAGAGATCGCACATATGCTCAACGATCGTTTACGCAAGGAGGTTTATGGTGCTTAATTTTATTAAAAAACTATTTACTCCTTCGGATCCTGTTCAAAATTACCTAGCAAATGCACATGATGTGTATGATCTAGAAAACCGTTTGAAAGAACTCCGTCGTAAAGGAATCTGGCTATGAAGTCGCTTGCATTCTACTTAGCACTATTCGGTATTGCATTTGTAGTTAGTTCTGCCAATGCAATGACTATCGAAATGCTAAACAAAGACGACGCTGGAAATAAAATGATTTTCAGTGAAGAATTAGCAAAAGTAGATGTAGGGGAAACGGTTACTTGGTTGCCAACATCAAAGGGACATAATGTCGAAATGATCGCAGGTCCTGATGGTGCTGAACTTCCTAAGAAATCCAAAAATGGAAAAGAAGTTTCTATCACATTTGAAGTGCCAGGAATCTATTACTATTGGTGCACACCACATAAAGGCATGGGCATGATTGGTCTTGTCGTGGTTGGTGATGATACCAGTAATAAAGATGATATTGCCAAAGCAAAGGCACTTGGTAAATCAAAGAAGAAACTGAAAGCATTGCTTGGAAATCTGTAAGTTGAAGCGTTAAACTAAATAGGTGGGAGCAGGTGACTGCTCCCATTAACTATAGGAGGATAATATGATGAGTCAAGAGCGTACATGTGGAACTTGTGGACACCGTTGTCATTGTTATCAACCAGAATGTGAAGAATCAATAGGTGTTGGTATGACAGATAAATATCAGCGTTGCGGTTGTAAAAACTGTGATTGTAAAAAAGACATACCAAACAGTTTTACGAGAAGGAACTAAACTATGAATATAGATGAACTCAGGGAACAATTAAAAATTGATGAAGGAGTTAAACATGAAATATATCTTGATCATCTCGACTTGCCTACTTTTGGCATCGGTCATCTCATTAGGGATGATGATCCAGAATGGGGCGAACCCGTCGGAACAGAAATTTCAGAAGAACGAGTCAACGAGTGTTTTGCCAGAGACGTCGAAATCGTGCTAGATGACTGCAGGATTTTGTATCCAGACTTTGATGATTTACCAGAAGAAGTTCAACAGATTGTAGCGAACATGATGTTTAACATGGGTCGACCTCGCCTTTCTAAATTCAAAGGAATGAAACGTGGAGTAGACGCAAAAGATTGGAATGCTGCGGCAGATGAAATGGTTGACAGTGCATGGTATCGGCAGGTTACAAATCGTGCTGACCGTCTAGTAGAAAGAATGCGCAATATTTAAATTAATTAAAAATAAAATGGTTTACTTATTACTGCAAATATGATATAATACTGTATGTCTTTTTATACCTCAGTTACACGTTTCGGTAATTCTTTCCTCTATCGCGGATATGATGATAGAGGAAAGCAAGTATCGAAAAAAGAATACTTCAAACCTAAACTATTTGTTCCATCTAAAGAGGATACAGGTTGGCGTGGACTTGACGGCACTATGATTGGTGCTGTTGAGTTTGACGATATGCGTCAAGCAAAAAACTGGATGGAACAATATTCTGATGTGTCCAGTTTTAATATCTATGGGCATACTAATTTCACTCACCAGTACATCACATCTAAGTTTCCTAGAGATATAGAATTTGATCGTGATATAATTAATGTCACGACTATCGATATTGAAACTGAATACAATGATGGATTTCCTGAACCTAAAAACGCAGATCAAAAAATTACTGCTATCACTATCAAAAATAATATTGATGGTGTGTATCGTGTATTTGGTTATGGTGATTATGATGTAGAGAAAGCACTTATCCAACCTGTAAAATATTATAAGTTTGATGACGAGTATCAACTGCTCTTAAAGTTCTTGGACATCTGGCAAGCATATATGCCTGACGTGGTTACAGGTTGGAATGTACGTTTCTTTGACATTCCCTATCTTGTTAATCGTGTTGCTAAAATACTTGGTGTAGATCAGGCAAAGAAGTTCAGTCCTTGGGGTATGATTGATTATCGTGAAGTCACACGTATGAATAAAAAGGATATGACCTATGAGATTCAAGGTGTTGCCACTCTTGACTATCTTGAACTGTTTCAAAAATATGGATATGCTTATGGTAAGCAGGAATCATATTCACTGAACCATATCTCGTATGTCGTGCTTGGTGAAAAGAAACTTTCCTATGAAGAAAGTGGTTCACTCAAAAACCTTTATGTTGATGACTTCCAAAAGTATATTGACTATAACATGAAAGATGTGCAACTCGTCGATCGTATTGAAGATAAGATGGGTTTGATTACATTGATCATGACCGTGGCATATAAGGGTGGTGTAAACTACAGAGATGCTTTCGGTGTAACAGGTATATGGGAATCTATCATCTATCGTAAACTAAATCGTGATAAGATTGCTCCACCTGCAGGTAAGTCTGACTCTGTAAAGGGTGGACAGTTTGCTGGTGGTTATGTTAAAGAACCTATGGTCGGTTCTCATGATTGGGTTGTTTCGTTTGACTTAAACAGTCTATATCCTAATATCATTGTACAGTGGAATATGTCCCCAGAAACTTTGAAAAGGGAAAACACTACAACCAGTGGTGTAGACCATTATCTACAGTTCTTCGATACAGATAGCGATCCTATTCATCCTGTTGCTCGTCAAAAGGATTTGGCAGTTGCGACCAACGGTTCTACATACAGCAAAGAAAAAGATGGCGTTATCCCTAATCTGATTATCGAATATTATGATGATCGTCGGTCTGCTAAGAACCAAATGCTTGCCGCAGAGCAGGCATATGAAAAACAAAAGACGTATGAACTAGAGAAAGAAATTAATCGACTACAAAATCAACAGATGGCGATTAAGATTCTTATGAACTCTTTGTATGGTGCACTTGGTAACCAATATTTTAAATATTTTGATCTACAGATTGCAGAGGGTGTAACTCTTACTGGTCAGATGGTTATCCAGTGGGCAGAACGTGCCATGAACAAAGCAATGAATGAGGTATTGAAAACCAATGGAAAAGATTACGTTATTGCTATTGATACCGATTCTCTTTATGTTAATTTCGCTCCCCTTGTAAAACAACTCAATCCTAAAGACCCTGTGAAGTTTCTTGACAAGATATGTCAGGAACACTTTGAACCTATCATCGGTAATTCATATAAAGATCTGTACAGTAAATTTAATTGTCACAAACCACGTATGGAAATGGGTCGTGAGGTTATCGCGGATCGCGGTATATGGACTGCAAAAAAACGATATATTTTAAATGTGCATAATAGTGAAGGTGTGCAGTATGCTGAACCGAAACTCAAGATCATGGGTATTGAGGCGATCAAATCATCCACTCCTGAGATTGTCCGAGATAAATTCAAAGAAATATTTAGGGTCATCATATCGGGCAACGAAAAGGATGCTCAGAACTTCATACAGAAATTCAAACAGGATTTCAAATCGCTCCCACCCGAAGCAGTGGCATTTCCGAGGTCTGTCTCGAATATTACTGACTGGAGTGATCGCAAAACTATTTACAAGAAGGGTACACCTATTCACGTTCGTGGGTCGCTCCTCTATAACAAAACGATAAAAGATTTTAAATTAAATAATAAATATGAACTCATTGTAAACGGTACAAGAATCAAATTCTGCTATCTTAAAATGCCAAACACACTCAAAGAAAATATCATCGCCTTTCCGGATGTTATTCCTAAAGAAGTGGCACTAGATAAGTTTGTAGATTATGAAAAGCAGTTTGATAAAACTTTTGTAGAACCACTTAAACCAATCCTTGACGCTATGAACTGGTCGGTCGAGGAACAATCAACACTGGAGGATTTCTTTGGATAAAACTAATTTTGAAATGGTCGGAGACTTTATGGAAACGTTCGGACAGGACGTAAAGAAGGATCCTGACTTCCCCAGCGAAGAAACTCAAAAACTAAGACTTGAGTTAATCGCCGAAGAACTTGAAGAAATGTGGGAAGCGATTGAAGATAAGGATCTTGTTGGAGTTGCTGATGCCCTTACAGATATTCTATACGTTACCTATGGAGCAGGTCATGCTTTCGGTATCGACTTAGATAGATGCTTCGCTGAAGTTCAACGTTCTAATATGAGCAAACTCGGTGAAGACGGCAAACCTATCTATAGGGAAGATGGTAAAGTTTTGAAAGGTCCAAATTATTCTGAACCAGACTTAAAAAACACTTTACTTTTCCCAGAAAACGTGATATAATATATGCTCAAGATTGGAGTGTCTTATGGATTCATTGAAGCGACTGAAAACACCACTGAGATATCCAGGTGGAAAGTCTAGAGCAACTAAACAATTAGATAGTTACTTTCCGAATGTCGGTAAGTATAGTAACTATCGTGAACCTTTTCTCGGTGGCGGTTCAGTTGCACTCTTTGTATCTAAAAAATATCCAAATCTAAATGTTTGGGTGAACGACAAATATTGGGAACTGTATAATTTCTGGAATCATTTGCGTGATGATTCTATACACTTACATAATGAAGTGATGTATCTTAAATCTGGTGCTAACTCGGACGAGAGTGCTAAAAGTCTATTCTTAGAATGTCGTGAAAAGATAAACACAGATATATCTAACTTTGAAAAAGCAGTTTGTTTTTATGTTGTCAATAAATGCTCGTTCAGTGGTCTGACTCAATCATCAGGATTCAGTCTTGCCTCTTCTAAAAGTAATTTCAGCATAAGAAGCATAAATTCTTTATTAGAATATGCTGATATTATTAAGAACTGGAAAATTACTAATCTAGATTATTCTGAGTTGCTTGATGATAATCCTGATACCTTCGTATATCTTGACCCACCGTATGATATCAAAGATAGTTTGTATGGTAGGAAAGGTGATATGCATAAAGGTTTTGATCATGACTTATTTGCTGAACGATGTAACAAATCTTCATGTAGTCAATTAATATCTTATAATGCAGATGAAAAAGTTACAGACCGTTTCGATGGTTGGAATATGGATGCTTTCGATCTGACATATACTATGCGTTCAGTTGGTGACTATTTAAAAGAACAAAAGAAACGCAAAGAACTTGTGATGTATAATTATGATATCTCTGACTATTTTTAAAAGTATATTCGATAATAAAACTGACAAACGTATGGACTTTCCTGACTTTCCTGCGTTTGAAAAGTTCCTATATAAATTATCAGATGAAAACTTAGAGTCTAAAAAAGACGCAGTGTTAATGTCTCCTGCTGTTTACACTCCTGATACTACTCGTAAAAATGTTAATGTCATCGAGTGGGCAGGTTGGGCAGCAGTAGACGTTGACGATTATATTTGCGAGAAGGAATTAAAAGATGATTTGGTTGAACGTTTTGGTAGTCATTATTTCGTTTGCTATAGCACAGCTAGCAGCACGATACATCAGGCAAAGTTTAGAATTGTCTTCCCACTTACGACATCGGTTGAACGAGACAAAATCAAGCACTTCTGGTTCGCTCTTAACTCAGAACTCGGCGACCTCGCAGATAAGCAGACTAAAGACTTATCAAGAATGTATTACATCCCTGCGAGGTATGCTGTCGCTCATAACTTTATTTTTTCTAATCGAGATGGTGATTATATTGATCCTAATCAATTAATGAGAAAGCATGCTTATGCAGAAAAATCAAATCTCAACTCCTTCTTTGACAGACTCCCCGAAGAAATCCAAAAAGAAGTCATCAAACACCGAAAAGAAAAACTTGACCAGACTGATGTTCAATGGTCATCCTATCGTGATTGTCCCTTCTTCCCTCGCAATTTGGAAGCAGAATACAGATCGATAAGTAACACTGGTTGGTATCATAAAATGTTTCAAATAATGGTATCAGTTGCTGGTAATGCTATCAAAAGAAAATATCCTATCAGTGCTGCCGAGATATCTAAGATGTGTCGTGAGTTAGATTCAGAAACTGGTAACTGGTATGCCCACCGTCCTATGGATAAAGAGGCAGATCGAGCACTTGAATACGTCTATAAAAATATGTAATTTTTTTTCTTTTTATTTCATTTTTTCCTTTACTTCCTGCTAAAAGTATGATATAATATAAGGGTAGAGAGTTTTAATTGAGAGGAAAATATTATGACTATTCATTCAACACAAATCAATGATGTAACTGGTGTTTGGTATTTGAACGCAGACTTCGGAGGTCTTTCACTTACAGCACGTGACGATGATCGTTT